GCACCCGAGGAAACAGTGGAAGAAAAAACTGAAGAAGTAACTGAATAAAATTGCAAGGGAAACTTATATTATGACTGCTATGAAAATGAAAGAAGACGAATACCTGTGGGCTCAACGCTACCGCCCACAGGTAGTCGCCGATACTATCCTTCCCGAAAAGACTAAGAATATCTTCCAGAAATTTGTCGACGATAAGAATGTACCTAATTTGTTGCTTGCCGGCTCACCTGGAACTGGTAAAACTACTGCCGCTATTGCAATGCTAGATCAACTTGGCTGTGATTACATAAAGATTAACGGCTCATTAAGCGGCGGTATTGATACTCTTAGGGTTGAAATTTCTAACTTTGCGTCTGCCGTTTCATTCAGCGGCGGGCGCAAATATGTTATTATTGATGAGGCAGATTATCTTACTATTAATACTCAAACTGCGCTTCGTGGTTTCATTGAAGACTATAGCAAAAATTGCGGTTTCATCTTTACCTGCAACTTTAAAAACAGAATCATTGAACCTCTTCGCGGGTCACGTTTCTCTGTAGTAGATTTTGCGGTTGAAAAATCAGAACGCCCTAAACTTGCAGCACAGTTTTTTAAGCGTGTTATGACCATACTGAAAAATGAAAACATTGAGGCTGATCCACAGGTAGTTGCCAAGATCATCGAAAAGTATTTTCCAGATTTTCGGCGTGTGCTAAACGAACTTCAGAAATATGCTGCCATTGGTACTATTGATGAGGGTATTCTCTCAGCAAAGAAAACTGAATCCCTAGATGAATTATTTGGGTTCCTAAAGGCAAAAAAGTTTACTGAAATGCGTAAGTGGGTTGCCGATAACAGTGACCAGGATGCAACCGAGCTATTTCGTAAATTCTATGATGAGTCACTAGATCGCATCGAATTAAAAAGTATGCCTGGCTTTGTGGTAGAGCTTGCAGATTATCAATATAAGCATGCTTTTGTTGCTGATCCAGAGATTAATCTTATGGCATTCCTTACAAGCATTATGGTTGAATGTAGTTTTAAATGAGTATCTTTCGGCGAGTATTTGTAAAGTGTTTTTATTGCAAAACAAAGGTCGATGGAAAGAAGGCATTTACCTTGCAGTACACTGCTGCGGATGGAATGGGTAATGTGCAGCTTTGCGAGGATTGTTCCAAGGATCTAAATCAATTGGCAGATAATGTAGAGGAAGTATATGATGAACCACGACGAATATGATATGCTAGCAGCAATCGAAGAAGCAAAGATTAAACAGGCTGAACGTGATAAATTCGATGAAGAGGTTGGAATTACTACTAAGTACACACCTTTTGACTTTATTAATAGCGTATCACAGAATAAGAAAAACCTAATTTTATCAGATGATCAGCCTGATGTAATCGAAAAACAATACAACCCATATATTGTAAATAGAGGCTTTGCTTTACATAGTGATACTGTTCTACATGCAAACGAAATGAATATGCGGCATCACTTGTTTAAAGGTGCTCAATATCATTATTACCTAGGCTCACTTAGAGCTCGCGACCGCAGGTCAAAATGGCACAAATTGGAAAAGGATAGTGATCTCGATGCAATTCAAGAATATTATCAGTGCAATAGGTTGATCGCTAAGCAATATATCAAGGTTCTGCCGCCCGAAGAACTTATAGTTATAAATAACAAGGTATCCAAAGGTGGAACAAATAAGTGATCTATAACAATAAAAATAAAGGTGATCAATACAATGGGCCAAGATATATTCAGAGGGGTAGGTGTAGAGATTATATTGCCGTCCCCTGATAATTTTCTAAAAATAAAAGAAACATTAACTCGTGTGGGTATAGCATCCAAAAAAGACAAAAAGCTATATCAGTCCTGTCATATTCTGCACAAACAGGGCAGATATTCAATTTTGCATTTTAAGGAATTGTTCATCCTAGATGGTAAGGAAAATAATCTTACCGACGATGATATTGCTCGCCGCAATACAATTGTGAATCTATTAGAAGAATGGAAGTTACTAGAGGTTCTGGATTCCTCACGGATTGAAGATCCTATTGCCCCATTAAGCCAAATCAAGATACTATCTCATAAAGAAAAAGCCGAATGGTCTTTAGAGTCAAAATATAATATCGGAAAGAAACGTTGAAAGGAACTACACTATGAAAGTTTACATTGATAATCCCGCAGCTGAATTGCCTGCATTTGCAACTGAAGGATCAGCCGCGTTTGATCTTCGTGCGTGTCTAACCGAAGGTAGCCTAATTAAGGCATTTAATCCACATAATAAAGAAATGAATCTACCTGTTCGTATGGCATCCAATGGAAAGATGACATTTCAGATTCAGCCACAATTCAGAACACTAGTACCTACTGGGCTAATTTTTGATATACCGTCTAAGCATGTATTGAAACTATATATACGCTCGAGTATGGCTCTAAAGTTTGGGCTGGCCCTTGCAAATAATGTTGCAATCATCGATTCAGATTATATCGACCCTACATATATTATGTTATATAACATGGGTGATACTCCTATCAATCTATATCATGGCGATCGAATCGCACAAGGTATTTTGGAAAAGACTGTGACATATACCTTATCCGAAAGCAAGACAAAGCCAAAGCAAAAGACTGATCGTGATGGCGGCATGGGCTCAACCGGAGTCGCATAAATAGAATAGGTCGCCGGTGCCTTCTCATCCGCAACACAAATACACACAAAGGAGACTATAATGATCTACAATTTTGATCAGCTTATGAAGCACAACAAAAAATTTACAGATGCCTTTATTGATCTAAAGGTAACTGGCTGGAATACCTATTCAGCAGCACTAAACGAATACACTGGTAATTTCTTCAAAGCACAGCTTAAGGAAATGGACCAGAAAGTAGAACAGCTTGGTATGAAAATGAAGGGTGATACAAATGAATAAGAATGCATATGAAATACGCCTTGAAGTTCTAAAAATGGCCAAGGAAATGATGGATCAGCAATACAATGAGACATCGAATGCTTATTGGAGTACTATCAATAGCATGGCTGAGAACTGGGGCAAATCTGCTGAGGAACTTATCAAGCAAACCCAAGCAGTAAAGCCTGCGATGTACTCTCCAAAAGAGATCATGGATAAAGCACAAGAACTTTACGGTTTTATCAACAAAAAAGACTAAACTGATATAAATAATTGCAGGAATGCCTTAGGGGTTCCTGCTTTATCACGGGCTGGTTATATGACGGCCCATACTAACAAAACTCGCTTAATAAGGAGAAAACTGATGACATATCTAAAGACAGAACTTGACCCATTTTTCATTGGGTTTGATAAATTACTTGGCCGCGCAAATGAGCAAATGCCAATATCACAAAAATATCCCCCGTATAACATTATAAAGGCAGCTAGAGGCCATTATACAATCCAGATAGCGGTGGCTGGTTTTGATGAAGATCAGATTGATATTGAATTGCATAATAGCATACTTACAATCAAAGGTTCGGTACAGGATGCAGGTCCGAGTATCAATTTCATTCACAAAGGTATTGCTGAACGAGCTTTTGAAAGAAAGTTCACGCTATCTGATGCAATAGAAGTTGAATCTGTGTCACTTGATAAAGGCATGTTGATTGTTAAGTTAGTCGACAATATCCCAGATGAAAAGAAGCCCCAAAAAATTCCTATCACAAAGCTAGCCGATAAGAAGTTTCTCACAGAATAAGAAAAGGGGAGCATATATGCTCCCCTTTTTAATTTGCAAATCTACCAAGTCCAGAGCTTCCCGGACCATTGCCAACAGATGTTATTCTCTGGCTGCTATAGTTGGTATTTCCCCTAACATTATTATTGACCGGGGCTATGGTAGGTGCTGATGCAATAATAATAGGTGCTGATGTATTAGATATTGCAGATGATTGCACGGTTTCAATTCGCTGTGTAATTGGTTTAAAATTTTCATCAAAATTAGTAGACAAAAAAGCACCAGCAGGTGTATTTTTGGGTACTATAGCTTCTATGCCATGCAGAACAGCAGGTGTTCCCATACCAAAATCTACAAACCCTTGGCTACCCTTATTATACTGAGGCAGCGATGAAAGGTCTTCCTCTAGTTCCTGTATAATTGCTTCCCTTTTTTTGCCTCGCCAATTACGCTCATCGCCTTCGGCAATCATTTGGCGCTGCTGATTTATTTCCTGTGCAATTTCCTGTCTCTGTTGATTAACTGAATCTGGCTTCATCCATTCTGGTAGATATGAAAGTAGTGTTGCTTTAATATCCTCAACTGAAGGTAAAAATGAAAACAGGTTTTTTACCCAATCGAATATTTCAGTTACCTTTTCATTTATCCAGTCCTGTAATTTAAATGGCTCTTCAGAGTCATCAAATCCGAATATACCTCTTACAAAATTTATTGCCATATTTACAGGTGCAAAAACCAAATCCGTCAATTTTCCTAACATACCCAGGGCAGTGAAGTCATCTTCACCGAATGAGAATAGGTCGCCTATCACACTAAAAGCCTTTGCAATACCGTCAAAGAGTGACGCCGCCATATTAGTAAACAGCTCCCCAAAACTAAAACTATCCAATATAGTTGAAAAATTTTCAAAGCCTAATTTGCGCGTGGCCCATGATATAATATTCTTTAAGAGATCCAGTGGAGCACCAATCAATGAATTAAGAAAGCCGCGAAGCGCACCTTCTAGGCCGCCTAAAATACCCCCCTCAGCATATCCTTTCAGACCTTCTCTAATTGTATCAAATACTGTTATTATAATCGCAATAGGCGCAAATAACTTACCCACTGTACCTGCAACTCCTGCAATGCTACTTCCGAATGTTGAAAATAATGAACGAATAGAAGAAAATACACCAGATAGAGGCGTAACGGTCTTTACTATATCTTTTAAAACATCGGCCGCGACTATAAACGGCCTTATGATACTGCTGATATAGCCTTTTATTGAGGTTAGTATCTTTGCTATTCTAGAATCTGAGTCGACTGCAAAAATACCTCTAATAAACGCAAGTGAATCATCAAATATCTTAATAGTTCTTGTAAAAAGATTAGAAATTGATGATCTAAATCTAGTGAAAAGAGATGCAATTGATATTCTTAGATCATCAAATAATTTTATTATTGCAGCAGATGTTTTTGGGAAAAATGCTTGTATTGCTTTTAATTGTCCGCTAACTACACCAATTGTGGCACCGATACCTACTGCAAGACCACCTAATATTAGACCTAATTTTGAAAGATTGCCAAGCAAACTATCAAAGCCAAGACCAGGTGTTGCCGCAGGTGCGGGTGAGTCGCTTGCTGCAGCAGGTGCTGGGCTTGGTAGTATATCGCTTCTATTTGCTACCCCAAGTCTTCTTCTTTGCTCGGCTTCTTCATACACAAGCTTATTGAGATCCAACATCTCTCGTAGTATATTTGTTTGGTCAAATAATGATGCTGATATATCAACTAAAATATCTTTTGCTGCTTTAATTGAATTAGTACCAGTATTACGTACGAGCTGACCTTCGGTTTTTAGCCGTTCTATTACGTCTTTCAATGTCGGTTCGGCCATTATTGCTTATTCCTTTGTTCTTCTCTTTGTTTTTCTATGAAGTCAACCAACAACGCAAAATAAATGTCTCTTTCATATGGGATCATTTGTTCTAATTCTGTAATACTATATTTATGATGTTGAGCCATGGCAAAAATCTTCTGATAATACAATGACAAATTAGTATGACTCAACATTAGATAAAAAAAGTTTGCGTTCCTTCCATTACAAAAATCTTATTCACACCTTTTGAGTTTTTATATGCGATTTCGTGTCTTACTTTAGGCATAGTATCAAAGAATTTTTTAATATTCTTTATGGTATCTGCATGTAGACTTTCTACAAAATCATTAATTTCAGTTTGAGGAAAATCTTTAAAGTTATATACCTCTTCTTCAGAAGCAAGTTTATCTAAACATGCAATCATTATAGTGTAACTATCCTCGGCTGTTTGTTGCTCATTGCCTAGTAATTCACCAAATTGATCGATGGTTGGATATTTTAAAAATAAGGTATATTGATCTGATATTTTAATTTTATTGGTATGCGCTTCATTTCTGTATACTTTTACTAAACCAAGATCTAATTTAAGTTTCACAGTTTCATCAGTTTCAGGATCCTTTATTTCGAATTCAATCTCATTGTCTACTGATTTTGATCTTAGTTGGATCAAGAGATATTCAATATCAAAAACAGAAAGATCATCTATAGTGTTTTCAACTAAGCAGTTATTTAAAATTTGCTTAATTGAAATCATCATCTGTTCGGTTTCGCCAGATTCCTGCGCGGTGAGAAGTATTTTTTCTTCCTTTACGGTAAAGGGTACGAACTTAATCTTTTTGCCAGTGGATGGAAGTTCACATTGGTAAACTGGAAGGTCAATTTTAGGTAGTGCCATTATATGTAGTCTCCTTTATTACGAAAATGGTACAGAGGTTAGATCATCTACTAAACTGCTGTTAAACGATTGTATTGTTTGGGCTATTGTATTGCCTCTTATTTGAGATCTTTGTCTTCCTATAAATGTGCTTGATGTTTCAAAATTTGTATCAGAAAAGCCAGAGTATATCATTCGGTTGTATGAAAAATTGACTGTAGTTGTTGCCGGCGAGTCGTTTGAGGCCCAACTAAGATCAATTGGGCTTACCTGAGTAGGGTAAACTCCTTCATACCGACATTCATAAAACTGAAAAGGATTATGTGTAGAATAATGCCGTATAGTAAGTTCTGATGCTGAGTAGGCATCCTTATATTCAATAAGTTTCGGCGCCAGGCCGTTGGTATTATCGCCACGGTTTCCGCTAATATTAACTACAGATGAAATCCATCTATGGAAATATGTTATAACTCGGTGATTGCTATCCAACATAAAGACAGCATTTAATTGGTCTGGCGATGAATTCATCGGCATTGATTCCGAAAACCCAATTCCACTTGGCTTGTAGGACATTACCTCCAAGTTAATGCCTGGCATTGATACAGTTTGGCAGAAAAATCTAAGATCATCTGTTGAGATAACACCAGGTACGATGACCTCTCCTCTTCTGTTAGTTGCTGATATCGCAACTTCAAAAAGGCTTGATCTACCAGGTCCCCCGTGTCTATCCATTCTTGCCTTGAATTCAGATATATTAAACATACCCGTTATCCTCTTATGATTTTCTTAGAATCTGCCCAGACTTTTGTCTTAGAAGCACCAACGAATTGTTCTGTATTTAGAAATAGCGCAATGTCCCACTCAGATGGTTGAATCTGAATAAATCTACTTCTTACATTACTACTTAGATATCGCTTAAATGTAGGTTGAAATAATTTAAATTTTTCAGCACCTTTTAGCACACCATATGAAAGTTTCAATTTTGTACTCTCATCATATCTGCTATTTGTAGTAATATCATATAGCGAGTCCATTAATTGTGCGCGTAGTTGCAGTGGCAGATAGTGCAAATTCAACCCATAAAAACCACCTTCGGCGCGGTCGACTGGAAAGATCAATGGGAACGTATCATAATATGGTAGACTTTTCTTATGCTTTGGGTCATACATAAAGAAATACATTTTGCCTATTGCAAATCTATTTTTAAGTCTGCTTTTATCATCTTTAGCTATTGTGTTTTCAGATACCTTCCCGAGGTCCCTTGCCTTGTCGCGGAACCATTCACGAGCAGTAGAAGTACGAGCAGGGATCTGTCCTGCACGAACACCTTTTAGTAATAGATCATCAAATAATGATGCTGGCATTTTATTTCCCCAATGGCTTTATTTCGTCTTCGGTCATAATATGAAAAATCCAACCTCTGTCTCGGCAATATCTCTGAGCAGCATTCCACTTTGCCTCATTTACTGCGTATGTAGCGGCCTCATTTATATATCTTCGAGAAACCCTTCCAGTTGGTGTTTTATTTCTGGTTGATGGGTCAGGTGGCTTCGTCTGACTTTTAGGTTTAATTTCAATCATTATCATATCATATGTAGTCGGGCTAGTTCTCTTTTTAATTACAATATCTGGAAAATATCTACTAGTCTTGCCCTTTACTGGGTTCAAATACGGTATTGCAATCTCTTCGGATTGCCATTCTATTATATCAGGATGTTCATCACATTTTCTAAATACTTTTAATTCCCATAGTGATCTGTAAATGATTTTCGTAGGATCGCCTTTATATTTACTAGGATTCTTAGGTCTAAATCTTCCTCGGTAAGCCAAATCAAATCTTTCTGTATAAATAGAATTACTAATAAAACTATTTATAACAGTACAGTGGATCAAATGCCAGATAGAATACGGTTTAAGCCAATAAGGGACGAAATTGCAATAGCGGCAAGAACAAAGGTGTCTGCTAATCTTTCATTCCCAATAGAAGATAACGATTATGGTATGCTGTTAATGTTCAGGGAATATCAGTATCGTACCTCATCAGAACGAGGATTTTCGCAAATAAATAGCGCAGGATCAAACGTGACTGATACAATCTTTTTGCCGCTGCCTGCTAATATAGCAGATACATTTAATGTTAGAGTACAAAGATTTGAACAAGGTACTACGGGAGATGTTATTTCTAGCTTGATTTCTGGAATAAATATTGATGATCTTAGTGTAGGCAATATAACAGGTGCAATAACTACAGGTGCACTAAGAAATATGCCATCAGTACAAGGTTCTAATCTGGAAGAAATAACTGGTAATTTATCAAAGGATCTTGCTTTTCTAGCAAGAAAGGGTATTGATCAAGCATTTCCTAATCAAGGAAGAAATATAGATGCTGGCACAGGAACATTAGTAAACCCCAAGGCCGCTCTTTCATTTGATGGAGTTGAAATGAAAACTCATAGCTTTGATTGGTCATTGGTACCTAAGAATTCTCAAGAGTCCGTTAATCTTCAACTTATATCTGATACAATAAAAAGAAATATGTTACCTAGTTATGTAAACACATCAGTAATTCAAAGGGCTATGTTTAAATATCCTGCCATGGTTGACATCTTTTTCGTGGGTATTGATCCAGGATATTATTTCCATTTTAAAACTGCTATGATACAAACGTTCTCAGTTAACTTTACTCCTAACGGTAATGCTGTGTTACGTGGCGGCCGTCCAGCTGCGGTGCAGATGCAAATGAATCTTATTGAGTCTGATATACACACATCAGAAGATTATGGTGGTTCCAGCATTGACGTAAACACCGATGCTTAATAGCCATAATGATAAAAATTTAGAGGTATAAATGTCAAAATATTTTTCAAATTATCCCATTATACAATATCAAGGGCAAGCAGTACGTGATATTACTAGACGCAGTAAAGTAATTGATGAAACACTTCGCGACCCTTATATCTTTTTGCCATATACGGTTAGAGAAGGTGAAAAGCCAGAAGATATTGCATATTATTATTACGGATCGGTAGATGATACCTGGTTAGTCTTGTTCTCAAATAACATAACTGATCCCTACACTCAATGGCCTATGAATGAAGAAGAATTCAATCAATATTTTATAAACAAATATGCTAAGATTTCCCGCCGTGAAGGACTTGATGTTCTTCAGTGGGGGCAAAACGAAAATAGCACAGAAAATATCGTATACTACTATAAGGAAATTGATAATGGTTGATGTAGTAAGAATTAGCCCTGAGTCATTTAGAACACTTTTCCTGCGCAGAGAAGATGAGGTTATTATAGTAACTGAGGAAGGTAGAAGAATGACAATTCGTCAGATAATACCTGAGGAATGGAGACCTATTAGAGTTTATGAATACGAAAAACAGATAAACGAAAATAAAAGAGAAATTATATTGATCGATAAATTACATCGCAATCAGGTAGTAGAGGAATTTAGAAGGTCGCTTCGTGAATGAGTAAGACATTTGTAAATCCTACATACTATAATCTTCAAAAAGCAACATTAAGATTTGAATTTACTCCAACTCAAATTGATCTTGATATTACTGTCTTAATCCCATCGTTTAGCATAACATCATCTATTGATAGCGAAACAATGTACGGAACAGCTAGGATTATTGATTCTGTTGGTCTATTGGAAGGTATAGATGAAAATCCTCCTTTACGTGGTGAGGAACAAATCATATTGGAGATTGCAGATTCTAGATTAATAAATGAAAATGGAGGAGTCACTAGTGGTATAGTATCAGAACCGTATCGGTTCGTAGGGTTTATATACAAAATTGATAATGTTTCTACTAAAGATACAAATGACGGTTTACAATACGATATACACTTTATTTCATATCAATCTTATCAGGCAGGCACATATCAGGTAGTTAGACCCTTTCGCGATGTCCAAGTCTCGGATATCGCCAGAAATATTTTTAACGATTACTTTGATAATGTAGCTGATACATTTTTATCGGCAGATCAAAAAAGAAAATTGATAGTAGAAGAAACCAATGGCAGAACAAGATGTGTTATCCCAAGAATGAGACCGGAAGAAGCAATGCAATTTCTTTCCAGAAGAGCATATTCTGCATCTGAAAGTCCATCTTGCACCTATAGATTCTTTGAGTCGTCACGTGGTTACCATTTCGTTACAGACGAGCATTTATTTAGAATGTCAGAGGATATTACTGACCCAGATTATGACCCAACAAGGCTATTTGAGTTTACATTTCTTGATGCAATACCAGATACATTGGATAACTTTGATCTTCAACTTAATAATATAGAAACAATTGATAACACACATAGAGTAAACAGTCTTGATGATCTATATAATGGGGCATATCGCAATAAAGTAATCGAACTTGATATCTTAAGAAGACAAACAAACCTACTCAATGAAGATGGTCAGTATAATTACTTTGTGAATAGAAGAAAGTATTTTGATGTTAAAGCATTCCAGCAGTTAGAAGATAGACACACAAGACAGTTCATTGACGAATCCCATAGAGCACTTTCATCTAGTGGTCGTGATGAAGATATACAAAAGCGGTTTCTTGTTATAGTAAACTATGATAAAAATAGAGAAAATTCCGAGGACCAAAGTGCTTTGACTGCTGAAACATATTATTCCGAAATTATATCAAACAGACAAGCATATTCAAAACATATCGAAAGTATAACTGTAAATGCAACAGGTCCGGGCAGGCTTGACATTACAGCTGGTGACATTATTGATCTAGATGTAAAAAAGTTTCAACAACCAGATGGCAAAAGTTCAAGCGAGCCTGAGCAAAATAAGCACTTGAGCGGTAAGTATATTGTTAAATCAGTTAATCATATTATGGAGCAGGAAGAAATGAAAAATTACTATGTGTTAATTAAAAAGGATTGGTCCCAAGCAATTGATATAAGAAGATCTAGGGGCGGAAGATAATGGACACAGGTTTAGGATTTATTCAACCACTTTTCTTTGTAGGTGTTATCGAAAACAGAGATGACCCTAGAGCGGAAGGTAGAGTACAGGTAAGAGCATTTGGTGTACACGGTTCCAATCAAGATGTACCCACAGAAGATTTGCCGTGGGCAACATTAATTATAGGAAGCCATGATGTTAATTTCAACATACCTCCGCTTAATGCTTGGGTATTTGGTTTCTTTATTGATGGTCGTGATGCACAACAGCCGATGATACTAGGCTTGATACCTACACAGTTGACAGCCGTAATTGATCCTGCAACAACGGGTTGGGGTGCGATACCATTAGATAACTACGACAGACAGGCTCAGGGCTCTCGGCCAAGAGATCTTGGGTTATCACCTATATCAAAACTTGCATCGGGTGAATTCCTGAATGAAACATACAATGAAGCATTAGAAACAAATAGAGCCCGTGATATTGCTATCGGTGGGGGTAAGATTAAAAACCATAATAGCATAGGTAACGGAAATGCTTGGGAAAATGATTTAGGTGAGAATGAGGGCCAATCAGCTGGTTCTAGATCAACGACAAATGCTAGCACACAAGCAAAAATAGATGCACTAGATTCGGACCCAGATTTCCAAAGAGAACTATCAATCATACGGCAAAGACACGGTGTTACTAGAGAGCAAGTTTATGGTATTATTGCAGGTGAAAGCAGCTATAATCCATCTGTAATAAACAGATTTGGATATGCCGGTTTCTTCCAGCTTGGTGCTGATGCGCTGAATGATATAAACCAACAAAACGGTACAAGCTACACTCCGCAGTCAGTTGCTCAATTAGCCCCGGCAGAACAACTAAAGGTTTATGACAAGTATCTAGATAGATGGAATTTTGAAAATACATCGGGTCTAGGTGTTATGCAAGCCGCCCCCGCGTTTGCATCATCTTCCGGTAATACCGAGGTATATCCGATAAATTCTTCCGCTTGGCGCAATAATCCAGGCTGGCGAGGTACTGACGGTCGAATTACTGTAAATAGTATAAATGCATATTACACTAGAAAAAACCCACCAAGTAAAGATGGTAGTAGTCAGCCCACAGCCGTTGCTGGTACTCAAGTTGCATCAAGTGAGCCGTATGCTGGATACATGGACTCTACACCAGCACCGGAGGTTGAAACAAATTCGTGGGAGGAACCGCCGTCAGCATATGCCGCGCAGTATCCATATAACAGAGTAATCGAAACAGCTGCCGGCCACTCGGTCGAGTTGGATGATACACCAGGTGCCGAGCGAATTATGATATGGCATCAAAATGGTTCATATATCCAAATAGCAGCAACAAGTACAACACATAAGAATGTAAGTGATACATATGATATCCATGAGAGAAACCACCATGTTTATATTCGTGGCAATAACCTTGTTACTATAGATGGCGACTGTCATGTTCTAGTAAAGGGAAACAAGATCGAAGAAATTCAAGGTGATTATAAGCAAATTGTTCATGGCAATATTATGATAGGTAGTGCAGGTAAAATTGAACTAAACGGCGCCGACCGAACTGATATCAGAAGTGCTTCTATAGGAATAGATGCAAATGTAGAAAATTTAAATATCAGAACGGCAAAAAATATAGTAATGCAATCAACTGATTCTATAAACATGAAATCCAAAAATGTTCGATTGGGTGGAGAATGGACTAGCATCACAGGTGCTCAGGGTATATATCTACAATCCGATGATAGTGTTCATGTAAAATCCAAGGGTAATATTTTCATGAGCCCTAACCAAAATCTATATTTAAATTCAGGTGAAGGTGCTATTTCGTTGCAGTCAAAAGGTAATCTGCGTATAAATGCCGGACAGGCTATAGTAATGAATTCTCAAAGTTTCATGTCACTGAGTTCAGAATCCACAATGATTTTAGATTCGAAGACGACTACAAACATAAATTCCAGTGGAATACTTTCGGTTAAATCGTCCACTATGTTCCTTGATTCTGGCGGTGGCTCATTACATGCTAATGCAGGATCTGAATTAAGATTAACTGGTGATGGTAATGTGCATGTCCGTGCACCTATAGTTTATGTTGATGATATCGTGCAGCTAGCAAATAACGGTGCTATAGCTGCTGAGGTTAAGGAGAAAATCGAAGCACCCGAATTTAAATATGATCCAGCTAACTCATCGGAGAGTGCAGAGGATGCAGAACTACCAATTGAAGCAACAACGCCAGAGCAGGATGGTGTAGCTGAGCCGCCCGTAAGATCAATAATATCACCTGACCAGACAAGTTTTGCATAGAGGATACTTATAATCTAATGACCATAAATGATTGCAAATATTCCGAAGAGTTAGTTCAAAGCTTACAGGCAGCATCTGAACAATTGCTATCGGTGCCCTTAGGTGTGGGCAATATAGATGCGGAGCTGTTAAATAAAAATACAGCTGCCATTAATAGCGAAATTAAAAAGTATAGAAATACACGAAATAACCTTGCAATATCAAAATTGCAAGGATCAGAGACACTTGACCGCCCTGGAACTACAACAGCTTTTGGGCCGATAATATCAATACCGCAGCATATCACTCAAACTATAGACAATCAAAGAAGAACAGAACTCAGAACATTTGATTCTGATTTTCCTTATATCGACAGACGCGTTAGATTAAGTGACTTGACAAGTGCGGAAGTATCTGAAATTATTACATCCAACGGTCTGAATCCAAGAACGGTGGAAGTACAAGTACGGTTGAGCCCTATAAGCATTTTTAGGCTTACTGAAAAGTATCTTGAAAATTTAGGAAACAACGGAATTGATATAGTTGGTTCATGTTTTACGGTTAATAATGTTTACTCCAAAACTGTTGGGCAAACAGACCCATTTAACAATGCAGGTAGCTTTGTTGACAAATTTTCTGCATTTATAAACTCAATAGGTGCGAAACTTAGCAATCTGCTTAATTTGATTCAGGACATAATAGCACTAATACAAACTGCACAGGAATTATTATTAAATATCCAGCAGAGTATACAAACCGTTATTGCTTCTTTAGGTGGTATTTTTGCATCGGATTTCGGTCTTGCAGAAGCAATACAGTTAATATCTATTGTAAACAATATCATCTCATTCATAGAGAGTGTAAAGGATATTAATAAAGACGGCACATGCCCAATCTCGAAAATTAGTATTAATTCAATATTATCACAATTAACTCAACTTTCTAATCTTACCGCACAATTAAATACAAAAATGTACAGTGATTATGTTAATGTTTCAACTACGTTTGATAATCTTACTATAAGCCTATATGCAGAAGCCGAAAGTGTGTCGGTTTCAAATCCTGCAAGAACACAGGAGATAAGCACTTTGGTAAAACAAACTATGAACGGGGATTTATCAGATACATTCTCAACACTTGGGAAAACATCGAAGCAGATGGGATTGCTATTAGAAATTGATTTAGATAATACCAGAGAATTAATGCGTGCGTTTGCAGCGGTTGGTGTTTTGAATAATCTAGAGCAACAGTTATCTTCAGTAGTTGATAATTCTTCATCGCAGTTGAAATCAAAATTGTATTTTTTTACATCGGAATTACTTAATAACAATTTTAATTTTAATATGGGTCCTATCTATAGTAAAAATGCTGGGTTAGTTGCATCAACAGAAAAAGCAGCAAGTGATGAAACAGCTGATCAGATGAAGATTGTGATACAGGGCCAGATTGTGATTGCGTCAGAAAGATATAGAGATCCTAAAAAGGAAGAAGTTGATTTTGTAGTTCTAAGATTCGGTGGCCTTGCAAGAGAAGTAGAGCGATTATTTGATCAATCAGCAAAGCCATTAGAAAGAGTGCACACCCAATTCAGAGAAACAGATAGAATTTTATCTGCTGCCGGCAATAACAATACACTAAAAGCAATAAATGGTGGCGCGACTAGATTTGATACTCAAGCAAGATCAGATGCTTCTAGGCAGTCTGGCTTGATACCTGCAACTACAGCTAATGGCGGAATTGCGAATGTACCCCAAGGTACTGTGCCGTATGACGGTTATGGCCCTACACCAAAATTGCCATCGGGTTATCAATTTCCTTCTTATGACGATGCAATTGCAGGCAGAAACGGTGTGCGATATAATCCTGGGCCGGCATCTAGTTTATCCGGTAAAGCAGGTTTTACTCCGAAGTCTGTAGGTGGCGGAGTAGATGTAGATGCACTATATATGCTATACTTACTTGCAACCAGATGGGGTCAAACAATAATTATAAATAGCGCATATAGAAACATTCAAGCACAAGAAGCAATATATGGGCGTGGAACCGGTAGAAGAGGTCAACATTTTGCCGGAAAGGCATTTGATTGTAGTATCTCAGGCAGATCAAATCAGATACAATTTATGAACCTTGCATATCAAGTAGGTTTTAGAGGGTTTGGTTCATACGGAACATTTACTCACATTGACACAGGAAGTACTAGAGCATGGGGAAATTTCAACTATTATAACTTATCTGGTCCTGCGGGCACTAAAGGAAATTAAAACCAATGTCTACATTAAATGATCCATTCAGCCCAATACCTAGAGTATCCCCGCTTAGAAGAAAGCGGATAATCTATACCGATTTTCATAAAAATCTTACCATTAATCCTTTGTCGGCTGATATCGCATTAAAGACAAACGAAGAGTCCATAAAAGAATCATTAAAAAATTTAATACTTACCGACAGAGGTGAGAGACTATTTCAACCAAATCTTGGATCTGATGTAAGAGCTTCCTTATTTGAAAATGCAACTCCAGTTACATTAAAGATTTTAGAAGAACGCATAAGAGATGTTATAAATAACTTTGAACCTAGGGTATCACTAATTGATGTTGATGTTACTTCTATATATGATGATAATAGAGTACAAGTTACTATATACTTTTATGTAAAGAATAGCGAAGATCCTATATCAGTTACTGTGTTTATAGAGCGAGTAAGGTAAGAAAATGGCATTGAAGACACCAATCACAGAGTTAGACTTCTTTAGAGTAAAAACTCAGCTAAAAGATTACCTAAGAGCCGACCCCGCTGGTCGCTTCAAAGATTTTGACTTTGAAGGCTCCAACATGTCAGTATTACTTGATGTGCTTGCATACAATACTTATCAAAACAACTTTTATACAAACATGGCAATCTCGGAGATGTTTCTTGATAGTGCTCAAATGGAAAATTCAGTTGTATCTCATGCAAAAGAATTAAATTATCTGCCCAGATCTGCGAAATCGGCAAAGGCAGTAGTTACAGTAACAATTAATGATCTAACCGAAACGGCATCCACAATTGCAATTCCAGAAAATACAAGATTTTCTACGACACATGAGGGTGCAAGATTTAATTTCTTTACTAATCAGACATACATTGCAAGACGAACATCTGCTGGTGTTTTTGTAGCCTCCGGAATTGAAATATTTGAAGGTGAATTGTTAGATGAAGCTTTTCTAATTACTGGAAACAGAAAATCAATCAGACTGTTAAATCAAAATATCGATACATCAAGCATAAAGGTTTTCGAGTCATTTGATCAGCCACTAGATCGTATCGAATATGTGTACAAGGGCGATGTGTTTGGTGTTCAATCTGAAGATGCTGTATTTTACATTGAACCAAGCTTTGATGGAACATACGAGGTTTTATTCGGCAATAATAGATTCGGTAGAACTCCAGCGGAAAATGAGCAGATACGAGTTTTCTATAGAATTTCAAGCGGAATTGAAGCTAATGGCGCTTGTAGGTTCTCTACATCGTTTAGACAAAATGCACCGGTTATTACTACATCAAATGCAATTGGCGGCGCCGAAAAGGAATCACTAGAGGATATAAAGTTTTTTGCACCTCGGTCAATTCAGATACAGGAGCGCGCAGTTACGTCACGCGACTATGAAGTTCTTTTGAAACAACGGTTTAATGAGATTAGAGATATTTCAGTATTCGGTGGTGATGAATTAGACCCACCGCGCTTCGGAAAAGTTGCAATTGCAGTAAATCTAGATGGTGGTTTGTCTGATGTTGCTGCGGCAACATATGAAGAATATTTGCGAGATAAGACACCGGTTGCAATTCAGCCGATCTTTATTCCCCCAACATTTATGTATGTGTCTCTTGTCATCAATGTATTCTATTCGCAAAATCAAACTACTCAATCCAAGGATCAACTTGAGCATGCAGTCCGCGATGTATTGCGTGAATATAATATCTCTACACTTGAAAAATTCGGCGCGGTATTAGAAGTGTCAAGAGTTTCTTCATTAATAGATGAAAGTAATATAGCAATTTCAAGTAATACAATGGATGCTACTCCATACATTCTATATTCACCGCAATTTAATCTAAAAGATAACCCTATTTTCGACTTTGGATCCTCACTAGAAAGTCCATGTAGATTTGCACAAGCAAATAGAACTGAAAGCTACAACTCATTTATACGCAGCAGTGTTTTTGTTTACGAGGGCACAAATGCAATTTTTGAAGACAACGGTCTGGGTGAAATTAACATCATAAATGCCAGCAGAAGAGCTGAAGGTATATTTGAAATTATCAGGCGAAAAGCAGGCACCGTTGATTATGAAAGAGGTATTGCGCGTCTATCTGATTTTATAGTAGATTCCTATCAAGACAATGGTATTAGGGTGTCAGCAAATACAAAAGAAAGAAATGTTTCTGCTCCTAAGGTAAGAGTTCTTATGCTTCGTGACGAAGATGTTAACATAAATGTAATAGAGTCTAGTAAATGATAATAGAAGATATAAACGATGTTAGACTTGCAGATTATGCATTATCAGAATCAAAAATAACATCATTTTTTGTAGAAAATCAATTTCCTGCAATATACAGAGAAGAGGGCAGAGATCTAATTGAGCTCGTAAAATCCTATTATGAGTTCCTTGAGACGCAAACAAACCAATCATCATATAATATTAGAAGAATATATGATTACAGAAACATAGATACAACACTTGATAGAATGTTAATCTTCTTCAAGAACAAATATATGAATGGTCTTTTTCTTGAAGAAGATACTAGATTCCTAGTAAAAAATATATTAGATCTTTATAGAAGAAAAGGCTCTAAGGAAGGTATTGAGTTATTCTTTAAATTATTCTTTGATACTGAAGTCGAGATATATTACCCATCAGAAGATATATTCAAGCCTTCTTCATCACAATGGAATGTTGGTACCTTTATTCAACTTTATGCGGTAGATAATAAAGCCGTATTTAAAGATATTGCAAATAAGAAAATATTCGGCGATAAAAGCCAGGCTGAAGCTTTTGTTGATAATATATATTTTATCAAGATAAACAAATCAACTATACCTATTTTGTTCATTAGTGATGTTCGCGGTCGCTTCAGTGGGTTTGATATAATCTACAGCAGAGATCCAGATGTAACATATGGTAGAGTATATGGTTCCCTTAGAAGTGTGGACATCGACAATACCGCTCTTGTTTCTGGCAGTAATAGAATAGGTGATATTGTAGATATCAGCTCACCGACTGGCTATGGAGCTAAAGGTCGGGTGTCAAAAATTTCACAGGAGCTATCAGGTGAAATTGATTTCCAGATTGTGTCCGGTGGATATGGCTATACATTAGCAAATACAGTTATTGAATTATCAAATCAGACATTATTTTTTGCTGACCCAGATCCAGCAGCAGCGAATACTGACGTAGTGTTTATAGTAGGTGAAACAGTGCAGCAAACTAATAGCCAAGGCACACTAGTAACTGGATCTGTAATAGGCTTAAATTCAACATCAGTAGGTCTTAAATTAGATCTATCCACCCCAGAAGCCGCAAACTCGACAAATACATATTTCTTTGAGGGTGGTATTGAAATTGCAACAATTGATAGATTAGACAATATCTCGGTAGAGCCAGTTTTTATAACTGAGGCAAATGATACAGCAGCGGCTGACATAGGTACTATAAGAGATACAGAAGATATTTCTATAATTGTGGATCGTATTGGAAATTATCTTGATGTTACTTTAGACTCATTAAACTATTCCACAGTACCACCAGCACTACTAGAAATGAGCGGAACTAGAGTTAACAGTGTTATACCTTCACTAACTACTGCTTTAAATGAAGCTTTCGTACCAGAAGATTTTACACTAGGTGTCATATCATCTCTTTCTAATATAAATCCTGGAATAGATTACTTCAGCGATACATTTGTTTCCGCGCGGGAGAACATCATAAGCAGACTTAACCTTAGAGATCAAATCATTAGAATTATACCAGTAGCAGGCATAATTTTATTTGAAGGTGATGAGATCAGACAATTTAAAACAATTGAAACATTTGTAGGCGGAACTGTAAACACTGAAGTAAAGGGTAGAGTAGTTAAAATTGAGGGTAGTAACCTATATGTTACCCAATTGACATTTGAATCATTTATCTTGTCAGAGCCTATATTTAAACTAGGTAATCCGAATCCTATAACTGTATTGACAATTTCAAAGGATACTGAATCATTACCTATAGGTTTAAATGCAAAAATAAACGGTACAGTAGAGACCATTACTGGTAAAATTGAAGAAATTGATATCATTGACAGTGGTTTCGGGTATGCTGATGAATCGACAGTAGAGATTTACAATCTTACAAAAGCAGTTCGGGACAATATAAATCCGGTTGTACCAATACCCCAATCAGACGGTGGCACATTTACTGAAGAGGTTCTTAAGGTCATAACAGATGATCCTAGTAAATCTGAAGAATTGGATCTATTCTTAAAATCGATTTCATTAGATGGATATTCATATGGTGACATCGATCAGACTGGAAAATTCACATCAGCCGATGCAGCAATCTTCGAGCAAATTGCGGCGGGAACTGCACCTGTAAGATTTATTTCCAGGTGGAATGATGTAATTGTACCGCCGCTGATCAACACAGAATGGTTTAAAGAAAATACCGATTTATTTATCATTGACGAAGGCAGGGTAGATTCTGTGGGATTTGCAAGATCCAGAGACCAAGGATTAACTGAAGGTAAGTGGGTAAGTTTTATTTCAAATATCAATGGCAATAAAGTAATTCAGGATAGTTTATTCTACCAGGATTATTCATATGAAATAAATACAGATGTGTCGCCAGAGGTTTATGAAAAAGAATATAGAGAACTATTACATCCATCCGGAATGAAGTTATTTACAAAGTTTACTAAAACAGATATAATTGATGTTACTGTTACGACACCACAGGGGAGAATAACGGAAGTAGATTTGATTATCGGTGATGATTATATTACAGACGATGCTATATATGTAGCAAATACCAGTTTCCAATACCTAACAACCTAACACTGATCGAGGATTACAAGTGGCAACAAAATTAGATAAATTCGATTATGATCTCACAGAAAACTATTATCTTAAAAACCTAATAGAAAATGATTTTTGGTTGTTTGGTTCATTTGCAGGTGTGAGTGTTAAACCGCTTTCAACAAATGCCCCAAAAACAGCAAGAGATTTTATAGATAAAACAATCTTTGGTATACAAATAGAACCAAGAGATCTTTCATTTATGCTGCCCATTATTGTGTGGAGACAAGATGTAGTATATGCTGCATATGATGATCAAGCTATTCTAGATGGCACAAATTTCTATGTCGTAGTTGAGCCAGAAATTGACGGCGGCGACTATCATATCTTTAAGTGTATTTCAAACGCAAGAAATACTACCTCAGTAAATAAACCAGAATTTACAAATAACATTGCGGACGGTATCTATGAATTGCCAGACGGTTATATATGGAAATATATGTCATCGACGCCATTTGTTAGTTTTAGAAGATTTTCTGCTAGAAATTTGATGCCCGTAGTAAGAAACGCCAGTGTAGAAGCAGTAGCTGATGATGGCATCTTTTCGGTAGTAGTTGAAAATGCGGACACAAATAAAGGTTATGAATTAATAGCAGGTACCGTCGAAAGTTTTGACAGCATAACTGGTATTGTATACATAAACTCAACTGCAAAATTAGATTCATCCGACGGGTCGCAGTTTTCTTCTATACAAGCATTTGATTTTTCTACACCTAACTTTTATCTAAATAGATCTCTATATATAAGAAAAAATGAAACCTCTTCTATTTTAGAAACTGAAGTTTTTGAGATTATCGAATCCGGTATACTAAATTCGAGACCATTTATTAGAGTACAACCGAACACATTTATTGAAGCGTTTGACATCATTCAAATAGCCCCTACAATCCAGATAAGAGGAAATGGCACCGGTGCTATTGCAATGCCCGTGTTTGAGGCTGGAAGAATTGTATCAACAAGAATGTTATCTTACGGAACGGGATATACTAGAGCTACAGCAACGATAGTAGATCCAACACAGGCATTTGATGTTACCCAGGGCGCTGCCCGCGCAACATTACGCGCGATTATATCACCAGACGACGGTCATGGCACAAATATCTTTAGAGAACTTAAATGCAAACAAATTGGTATTGCTAAAAGCATATCAAGCGGTGTGGGATTTGATATACCTTCTGTCGGTACATATAGTAAAATAGCCGTTGTTAAAAAGCCAGTGTTTGAAACAGAATTTGATTCATCGACATTTGATAATCGAATTAAACTTACATCAAACTCTAGTGTTGCTGCCATTTCAGTCGGACAAACAGTAAGGCAAGGCAATGTTCAGGGTATTGTCCATGAAGTAGACACTGGTACAAATACAATATATGTTTCAGATTATACAGGGCCCTATTCGGAAACATTCGTTGATACGGCGCCCATTGATATCGGTACTGGTGGTATTAGTATAAATACAATAGAATATTCGCCATATATAGGTGATACGGGAGATGTTCTTTTTATTGCGGATTCAGTACCAATACAAAGAACAGAAGATAAAGTTGAACAAATACGTCTTATAATAGACTTTTAAGGATAAAGGCACACAATGGGCATTAAAACAGATCTTAATATTGCGCCGTATTTTGATGATTACGATATTGCAAACAAATATTATCGAGTGCTTTTCAAGCCTGGCTTTGCAGTTCAGGCAAGAGAATTAACACAATTACAGACTAGTCTTCAAAACCAAATTGAGCAATTTGGTGAAAATGTCTATAAGGAAGGCTCGATTATCAAGGGTTGTACCTTTACAGAATTGAAAAATTTGCAATATATTAAAGTAGTTGATAATATTCTATTTGAGGAAGATTCCAGTAGGGCAAGACCAGAGGAATTTATCGAGCGCACTGTTATACAAGAAGATGGTACTATCGATGAATACTATTATGAAATAGAAGACGAAAATGGATTGAAGTCCTTAATCATACAGGGAAGTGCAGGTTTTCAAAGCCGTGCACCAGATCTAAATACATTCTTTGTTGTGTATCTTAATACCGCCTTGGTAAATGGTACCATAGAAAAGAAAGTCTATGAGCCAAATGATACCTTAAATATAAGAGAGTACATTTTACGTACACAAACTATCGATGAAGAAGTTCTGGAAACTGTTATTGATAACGGTATTATTGCTAGTACTGCGGTCGCGGGCTTTTCAACTCCAATTGGTGCATCCTTCGGCTTAAACGTATCTGAAGGTATTATCTTCCAGCGCGGTTACTTCCTATTTGTTGATGACCAAACCATTGTTGTTAAGAAATATCTTACTGATTCCATAGATCCCTTCACAATACAGCCAAATGATATTTCTGTGGGTTATGCAGTAGATGAATCAGTTGTAAACTCGCAGCAAGATACATCACTATTAGATAATGCCAATGGTTCTCCAAATGAAAATGCACCTGGTGCTGATAGATTACTATTGGTACCTAGACTTATTGCAAGAGATACACCTACCGCAGAAACAGACCCTGAGTTCTTTATTTTGCGTAGATACGAGAACGGATTTGCGGTTGAAACACGAAATGTTTCTGACTTTAACTCAATTGGTAAAGAACTTGCTAGAAGAACCTATGAAATAAGCGGTGATTTTACAAAAAATCAATTTCAATTTGAGATCTTAAAGAATGATGTCACCGATACTTTCTTCGTGGAAATGGGGGAGGGCGTTGCATACTCAAAGGGTTACAGAGTATCTAATGACTCAAAAAGATTATTTGAGGTGCCGAATGCTAACACAACAACATTTGATGTAAACAACCAACCTGTTAACTTTAATTATGGCGGCTACTGTAATGTTATCGCAGCAACTGGTAGTGTTACAATAGGAAGTATGCAAAATGTATCATTGCTAGATTCAGGTTTCGGTGTAATAGGATCGGCTACCGTAAAGAACTATACACCAGAAAGAATATATCTTTTTGGTATAAGAATGGATGCAGGTGAAACATTTGATGATGTTGTATATGTAAAAGAAGGAACGACTCAAGGTGAAATTGAAATTCTACCTCGGGTAATTAATTCATCAGAATCTAGACTTGTGTTTGACGCAAATAAATCGTTTGTTAAATCGGTATCTGATATTTCCTTTTCGGTAAGAAGAAGTAAAATAACACCTTCTTCAGCGGGCACCATAACAGTAGAGCCATCAGCAGAAGAGGTTTTTGATGCTAAAACACTAGCTAATCTTTTGGTAATTCAAAGCAGTGATAATAACCCGGCAACAATTACTGATGCTGTACTTACTAGCGGTAATCTTGTTATAACAGCTTCATCTGGCACAGAAGAGATTACTGTATATTATAATGCTACAATTACAAATGCCGAACACAGATTAAAACAGCTTCTTGAAGTATATGTAAAAACTACTTATTCTACTATTGAAACACAATATAAACTTGGCTTGCCAGATGTTGCTGAAATTATAAGCATCGAAGATTCATTAGGTAATGATTTTACGAATAGCTTCCGACTTCAAAAAAATCAAAAGGATGATTTTTATGATCATTCATATATAGAAAGTATACCAGGCAGACCATTACCTGCTGATACCGAAGTACTTACTATAAACTTGCGGGTTTTCAAGGTAGATACTAGTACAGAAATAAACTTCTTTACAGTAGATAGTTATGCAAATATTGATAGTGATTATATTACCTACTTCGAGACAGAAGATGGTCAAATTTATGATCTAAAATCATCACTTGACTTCAGACCTTATAGGCTACCTATATCTGCATATTCCACAACAACCACCGGTGCAACTCTACTTACTGGTGGAGTTTCATTGCCTGACTATAATGCTGAACTGTTTTCAACTGATATTAATCATATAGTCCCAGCGGTTGATACAAGTGCATCAATCGATATCGAATATTATGGCAGTAGAGTTGACCATATAGTAGGAAGTTCTTACGGTCGATTTAAATACATCGTAGGTGACATCACGGGAACACCAATAGGTAAAATTGATAAAACTGAAAATTCAATAATTGCTGAAATTATTGTGCCTGGTTATCCTCTTCTTTCGCCAGAAAAAGCATCTAAATTAAATCGTAGAAATGAAACTCTACAGATAAAAAGAAAGATGATAAAAACATACACTATGAAAGATATACATAACATATCTGATAAGATAGATCGTCTAATGTATTACACAAAACTTAGTGCACTAGAATCTGCAACTAGAAATCTTCTAATCCAAGATGAAAACGGTTTAAACAGATTTAAAAATGGCATTGTAGTGGATCCATTTAACGATCTTTCAATTGCAGATGTTACCGACCCTATTTTCAACTCATCTGTTGACTTCACAGAAACTACACTATACCCAAGTGTTAAGCAATTCCCACTAAATCTAAAGGTAAAACAATTAACAGATACACAATCTTTTGATGTTAATGATAGAGTTGTAACACTTGGTGCGAATCAACTCGTGCGATTCTTAAGACAGCAGTATGCAACAAACTTCAGATCATGTACCAGTAACTTTTATTCATACAAAGGAACTGGTTTCATAACACCTGACTATGATGTTGGATATGATACAGTAACTACACCAGTAAATTTTGAGATTGATCTTGTAACACCATTTTCCGAATTTACGGAGGCACTGAGTGAATTCGTACCTTTGACCTCTACCCAGAGAAATCTATTGAGCACTGCTGTTTCTGCAACAACAACCGGAAGAACAACTACTACCACTACAAGCCAATCATTCGAAAATATCTTTAGAGAACTTACCGTAAATGAAGGTGTCACTCAGGAACAATTTGTTGGCGACTTTGTAACAAATTTTGAGTTGCGGCCGTTTATTCGCTCCATTGAAGTATCAATTCAGATGTTCGGACTTCGTCCAAATACTACACACTATTTCTTCTTTGATGAAGTAAATGTAGATACCTTCATAGCACCTGGAATTCTAAATCAGGATCTATCTGGTATATCTGCTGGCGCGACTGTCCGTAGGGCAGGTGCGTTTGGTTCACCGGTTGTATCAAATGTCAACGGTGAAATCTTCGCAGTATTCAATATACCAGAAAACACCTTTATTGTAGGCGAAAGAGAATTGATAATTGCCGATGTGGAAACATTTGAAAATATTGATACTGCATCTGCATCTAGTGGCAAATTAAAATACAATGCTTACAACTTCAGCATAGATAAAACAGGTCTAACTATATCTACCAGAAGACCTGAGTTTGATGTTGAAACAACAAGATCTGTTACTACCAATAATTCGGTTACCACTAGAACGGTTCCGCCGCCACCTCCGCCACCTCCGCCACCTCCGCCGCCACGGCCGACAGCACCGCCACGGCCGACAGCAAGGCCTCGTCGAGATGGCCCAACCGATCCGCTTTCACAGACATTCTTTGTGAAAGATGTTATGACTCAAGGTGCTGATACATTGTTCCTCGGAAGAGTAGATGTTTTCTTTAAGCGAAAAAGTCTAACTAACGGCGTTACAATAATGATTCGTGAAGTTGAAAACGGATATCCTAGCTTTGAGATCTTACCTTTTGCGAAGAAACACCTAAGATCAGTAGACGTGAATGTTTCGGATGATGCATCAGTCGCAACATCTATTATCTTTGATGCTCCTATCCGACTTGATGCAGAAAAAGAATATGCTCTAGTTGTAATGCCTGATGCAAATGACCCCGATTATCTAATCTTTACTCAAAAGGTAGGTGGCCGTGACTTAATTACTGGTCAGGATGTAAACTCCGACTGGGGTGATGGTGTGCTATTTACATCTACAAATAACCGCGCTTGGAAATCATATCAGGATGAAGATATAAAATTCGATCTTTATCGCTATAATTTCAATGTTGATTCCGGTATAGCAGAATTGGAAACTGATAATGTTGAATTCCTTTCCGTGGAAAATACAGTAGGTCAATTTAACAGTAATGAATTGCTATATATGTTCACGGCACCAGAGATAACTACATATCAAGTTATACTTAATTCCACCGATAATATCGTAACCGGATCTGCGCTAAATGCTTATAGTGCGGGCGATTATTTCTATGTTGAAAATCTTTCCGCTGAAAGAGATCTGCTGCGAGTTGTTTCGGTAACAAGTAGCACTGAAATTATAGTTGATAAAATACCGGCCTTTGCAGGTACTTTTGGCTCAAGACCTGTAGTAGCTGGAAGGTTGAACTATTTTAATACTAGAAAGCCAGATTTTATGGTAATTGAAGGTTCATCTGCAAGGGAAACACGTATCTTTTTACCTTCTGGTATTATTTTTGGCATTAACAGTGATGCAAGAACTACAATTGCTTCCGTCGATAACGTAGAGCTTAGCTATATACAAGCAATGATTAACCGAATTACAGATGCAGACAATAACGTAAAGATTGCAATTAAAGCAATTGATCCAACAGCTCCTACTAATGTTCCTTATGTACAAGAATTTGACTTTGCAAACAAAAAATCATTTAACGAAATTGGTTGCTTAGTATTCAGTAAGTCAAATGATACAGCAAGCGAAAAAAATCTACGAATTATTTTAACACTGGAAAAGGATAGTGTTCCTACAACTACACCCCTAGTAGATGTTGAAACTGCCCAGCTATTTACATACATTTATAACGTAACAGAAAGCGTAGATACGTCATCAAAATATATATCCAAAAAGGTTGAGCTGCAGGAAGGCTTTGGTGCTGAAGACTTTAGATTATATGTAACAGGCTATAGACCTGTAGGTACTGACATTAAAGCCTTCATCAAGTTAAAAAATGAAGCAGATCCAGTATCACTACGTAATAATGAATGGATCGAATTGACTAAAATAGAAGGTTCGGCGCTATTTTCCAGCAGATCAAATGTAAATGATTACAAGGAATTTGTATACGAAATACCAGAGGAATTCTTGCCATATGGTGAAAAGCAAAATGGAGTAGTAAAATATACAAATGACACTGGCACATATTTAGGATATAGATCCTTTGCAATACGAATTGATCTTCTTTCCGATAATGTTGCAAGTGTACCTAAACTACTAGATTACAGAGGTATTTCGTTCGAATGATTAGAGATATTAATTCAAAAGCATTATTAGAAACCGACACTCAAGAACTAAAGCGGTATAGAGCAGATAAACGAAGGGAACGAGAACTACAAGATCTTAGGACGGAAGTAAAGATGCTTAGTGAGTGTATAAATAGAATCGAACAAACCGTTTTGCGAATAGAGAGCAGGTAATTAAATGTCTACAATTAATCCCGTTGTAATTTCTGATACATTTCAGGTTTGGCTAAATCGCACAAACGAAGTAATTGACACTATAAATGATAATGCATTACTTGTATCCGCCGGTGCTGCCAACCCACGGATAGGAAATGCCGAAATACAAGGGATATTTACTGCAGATGCATTTATAGGTGATGCTGCAACATTATCTAATGTTACTCTAAGCACAATAGCACGGGAAACAAACCCAACAGATTTTATTGCTATAAATTCTCCAGTACAGATTAATGCCCCAGGATCTAGTGAAACTATACTTGACTTGAAAACCAATGCTGGTTTCAGACCTATAGTAGGACTCACAAATGGTGCCAATCGAAAATGGGAAGTAGCAGTAGAAACTTCCGATGCAAGTTCTCCATTTGTAATAAGAACTGGTACTGGTGTAAACCCACAACTAAGATTAACTACTGGGGGTATTCTAACAGTAACCGCTTTAGAAGGTGATATAATAGGCGATGTAACAGGCACCGTAAGTAGCATAGCCAATCATACAACTGATGGCCTCCCCGAAGGTTCAACTAATCGTTATTTTACAAATGCTGGAGCACGAGCTGCACTTTCTGGTGGCACTGGTGTAACATATAATAACTCAACCGGTGTTATAGCTATCGGCCAACCAGTAGCAACTACAAGCAATG